CTTTTTAAGGAGACAAATTATGGTTTACACTGGTTATAACTTTGGTATCGAAACGCTCATGGATTTCATCGACGAGCAAACCACAACTTTCGCACGAGACAATTATCCCCCCTTCAATGTCATTCGACACAGTGCCGATGAAGCAACGATTGAGTATGCTCTTGCCGGATATAAGAAGGAACATATTGACATTCAAATTATTCCCACCAAGCATGGTGTGAAAGCACTTACCATCAAGGGTGATCCAGATCGTGATCGCTGGGATGGTTCCGATGAAACTGTGTATGAGCACCGTGGATTATCGTTCCGTAAATTTAAGCACTCTGTTCCCTTAGCAGAATATTGGGAAGTTACAGAAGCATCATTGACAGACGGTATTCTTTTGATTAAACTTAAGCAGGAACTTCCAGAAGAAAAGAAACCTAAGACTATTGATATTGCGTGATTCAATTTCTTTTCTTTTTGCCCTCGGAGGTTTTGCCTCCGAGGGTTTTTCGTTAAGGAGATATTATGGAAAAAGAGTATGATACTTTGTATTCTGCCAAACTTGGCTGTTACAAACTAAAAGAAAATGCAAAACTTCCCACAAAGGGTTCGGAGGACGCTGCGTGCTATGATCTGTATTCTTGCAGTGAAGCACCGATTGTGATGGATCCAAGGGAACGAGTTCTCATTCCTACTGGATTGGTTATGGATATTCCCCGTGGCTTCTCCGCACGAATTCACACTCGATCTGGAATGGCAGCAAAGAAAGGCATTGGTCTTTCTGTGTCACAGGGAATCATTGATTCGGATTATGTTGAAGAAGTCTTTGTGCCGATGGTGAATAACACAAACAAAATGTTTTACATTTATCCCGGCGACCGCATCGCACAACTTGAACTTGTGCGTGAAATTGTTACTGATGTTTATGAAACCCAAGAAAGACCAGAGCAAAAGACCGACCGGGATGGTGGCTTTGGTAGCACGGGAACTTAACGTGTTTAAAAAAGTTTTGGTCACGGGTGGAAGTGGTCTTGTCGGATCACATATTGAGTCTGATTACAAACCCTCAAGCAAAGAGTTGAATCTTCTTTGCGGAGAGGACATCTGTGATTACATCACGGAGAACAACATCGATTCGATCATCCATTGTGCCGCAAAGGTAGGTGGTATCAAGGCAAACTCAGAACATCTCGGTGAGTTCTTTTACGAGAACACGATGATAAACATGAATGTCTTGGAGGCAGCAAGAAAAACAGGAGTGAAAAAAGTAGTTTCATTCTTGTCAACTTGTGTCTTTCCCGACAAGGCTACTTACCCGTTGACCACGGATCAGATTCACGAAGGTGAACCACACAAATCAAATTATGCCTACGCATACTCAAAACGGATGGTGGAGGTTCAGAGTCGTGCATATCGAGATCAATACGGCTGCAACTTTGTCACGATCATTCCTTGCAACATTTATGGCAAGCACGATAACTTCAACTTAGAATCTGGACATGTGATTCCGTCACTGATTCATAAGTGCTACCTTGCAAAACAAAACGATACACCATTTGAGGTGTGGGGAACTGGTCGTGCCTATCGTGAATTTATTTACGCAAAAGATGTAGGGAAACTTGCAGCATGGACTTTGGAAAACTATGATGATTCCGAGCCACTGATTCTCTCTCCTGATGAGGAAGTGTCAATCGCAGTGATCGCACAAGAGATCGCATACAGGATGGGATTTAACGGAACGATTTTTTACAATCAAAAATTAGATGGGCAGTTGCGAAAACCATCAGACAATAGTAAAATGAAAAAGTTGATCGGTGATTTTAGATTCACCCCAATCGAGAAAGGTCTTGAGGAAAGCATCGACTGGTTCGTTGAAAATTATGAAAGGGCAAGAAAATGAGTAAAATTATTGATGGAAAAGTTGGAGGAGAACTCTGGAGAAGAGAAAGAGGGTTGCAAAAGACGGCTCTGATTACAGGTATCAACGGACAAGATGGTTCTTACCTTGCGGAGTTTCTTCTGCAAAAAGGATACGAAGTCCACGGCATTCTGAAAAGAAACTCGGTGGCAGAAAACCAAACCGCAAGACTCGATAATGTCTTTGATAGACTGCACTTGCACTATGGTGATCTGAATGATCTGTCCTCTCTCATCTCAGTCTTGCAAAATGTAAACCCAGATGAAATCTACAACCTAGCGGCACAATCGCATGTGCGAATCAGTTTCGATATGCCGATCTATACCGCTGCTACCACAGGTCTTGGTGTTCTCAATGTTTTTGAGGCATGTCGTTTGATCTGTCCAGAGGCAAAAGTTTACCAAGCATCCTCATCCGAAATGTTCGGAAACTCTATCGACGATGATGGCTTCCAAAGAGAAACCACACCGATGACACCCGTGAGTCCGTATGGTTGTGCAAAAGTTTTTGCATATAACATCGCAAGAAACTATCGCAATTCATACAACATGTTTATCTCAAACGGTATTTTGTTCAACCACGAATCACCAAGACGGGGTTCCAATTTTGTGACGAGTAAAATTGTCAAGGGTGCAGTTGCTATTAAAGAGGGAAGACAAAAATATCTTAGTCTTGGAAACCTGAATGCAACTAGAGACTGGGGACATGCGAAAGATTATGTAAAAGCGATGTGGATGATGTTGCAACAAGAAACGCCTGACGATTTTGTGTGTTCGACGGGAGTATCACATTCTGTCCGTGATTGTGTTCAATATGTTTTTAATCAATTGGACTTAGACTTTAGTGAGCATGTGAAAGTCGATCCCAAATATTTTAGACCAGAGGAACTGACTGATCTAAAAGGTGATTCAACTAAACTCAGAACGCAACTTGGCTGGACTCCTGATTACACGTTTGAAACTTTGCTTAACGAAATGATTGAGCATGAATATACTGATTCATACGCTGATGTTCCATATGATGTAACGAGATAAAGGATTAAAATATGACACGAGATGAATTGCTTGCCTCACATGAAAAACTTTGTGGTGAGGCACGAGACTTGATGAAACTGAAAAATAGAGATTATGCCGGAAACGATGGACTGGAGCCATTTGCAAACTTTACCAGAGTGGAAGCCATGGGTATCTGTAGCACCGAACAAGGTATGGTTGTTCGTGTGATTGACAAGATTTCTCGCTTGAGTTCTTTCATCGAATCTGGTAAAATGAACCTTGAAAATGAGTCGTTCCATGACTCATGTATTGATATTATTAATTACATGGTTTTGTTGTCCGCATACGTCGGTGAGAAGGAATCGAATGAGTGACTTTTATACTTGTGTTACGGTGAAGGGTAGAAATGTTCTTTATCGTGGCATTGAAAACGGAAAGCGTGTCAAGAAGAAGATTGAGTTCTATCCCACGCTGTTCGTTACAAGTCAAAAGAAAACACAGTATCAAACCCTAGACGGTGAGCATGTTGAGCCAGTGAAGCCGGGTGACATGTATGAGGCCAGAGCGTTTGTCAACAAGTATGATGACGTTTCTGGTTTCAACGTCTATGGGAACATGGACTTCGCATATCAGTTTATTGGTGAACAACACTTCGGTGCGGACGTTGACTATGATCCGAGTAAGATCGTGATTGCCAACTTCGATATCGAAACGACTTGTGACAACGGGTTCCCGAACCCAGACAATCCCGAAGAAGCGATCATCGCAATCACTGTTCAAGTCGGTGATGAGATTCGTGTGTTTGGTTTGGGTGAGTATTCTATTCCCGAACACACATGCACCAAGTATGATGACGAAGCACAACTGCTTCTCGACTTCCTTGACTATTGGGAGCAAAAAGATCCTGACATTATGACAGGTTGGAACATTACCTTTTTTGATATTCCTTATCTTTATTGCCGGATGCGACACTTACTTGGCACAAAACAAGCGAATCGTTTGTCTCCGTGGAAGCAAGTGAACGAGCGTCCCATCACCATTCAGGGACGGACAAGAACAATGTATGATATCACAGGTGTTGCTAACTTTGATTACCTTGATCTTTACAAAAAGTTCACCTATGTGAACCAAGCGTCTTACAAGTTGGATCATATTGCGTTTGTTGAACTCGGTGAACAGAAGATTTCATATGAAGAGTATGGCAGCATCGCTGACTTCTATCGCAAAGACTTTCAGAAGTTTATGGAATACAATGTCAAAGATACTTTGTTGGTGACAGGACTCGAAGATAAACTTCGACTCATCGAACTTGCACTCGCACTTGCCTATTCAGCGAAGGTGAACTTCATGGATGTGTTCTCTCAAGTCCGAACTTGGGATCAGATCATCTATCATTACCTTGCGGAACGAAACATCGTCATCCCATCCAAGAAGGGAACGAAGAAGAACGCACAATACGCTGGTGCTTATGTGAAAGAGCCAATCGTTGGTAAACACGAATGGATCGTTTCGTTTGACTTGAACAGTCTATATCCACACTTGATCATGCAATACAACATCAGTCCCGAAACAATGATTGAAAAGTCCGAGGATGATCGGTTCGGAATCGGAGTAGATAACCTTCTTAAAAACAGTCCTGAGATGTATAACAAACCGTGTCATGAAAAGATTAAGCAGTTTACATCTGAGGGTTACTCTGTTGCTGCGAACGGAACCTGTTATCGCAAAGATGTTCGTGGGTTCCTTCCCGAACTTATGGAAAAGATGTATCTCGAACGCAAGTCGTTCAAGAAGAAGATGATCGAAGCACAGAAGGAGTTGGAGGATCTTCCGAACAAGAACATGCCATCTCTTGGACGAGCGGGTTACACAAAGAAACTAAAGAAGGACATATCAAAGTATCATAACTTCCAGTTGGTTCGGAAGATTCAACTTAACTCCGCTTATGGTGCGATTGGTAATGAGTTCTTCCGTTACTTTAATGTTGACATGGCAGAAGCGATTACAATGTCTGGTCAACTTTCTATTCAATATATCGCAAATAAATTAAATGAGTTCTTAAATGAAACTCTTAAGACAGGAGATTATGACTATGTTGTTGCATCTGATACTGATTCCGTTTATCTTCGGCTTGGGAACTTGGTTCGGGCTGCGGCTCCAAACAAAACCGATTCGCAAGTGGTTGAATTTCTCAACAAGTCCTGTGCAGAAATCATCCAGCCATTTATTGACAGATCCTACAAGTTACTGGCAGAACAGATGAACGCTTATGAGAATAAGATGGTGATGGAGCGAGAAGTTATCGCTGATGTCGGCATCTGGACTGCAAAAAAGAGATACATGCTGAATGTGCATGACTCCGAGGGCATTCGTTATGACACTCCCAAACTTAAGATCATGGGAATTGAAACGACTCGATCTTCGACACCGCAGATTGCCAGAAGTGCTTTGAAAGAAACCATCGCTCTTATTCTCACGGGAACCGAGCCAGAACTGCAAGCAAAAGTCGAAGAGATTCGACAGGAGTTTATGGTTGCTGCACCAGAGGAGATTGCCTTTCCTCGATCATGTAATGGCTTGGCTAAATATTCTAACAAGTCAACAATCTATGAGAAGGGAACACCAATTGCCGTCAAGGGATCATTGTTGTTCAATTATTATTTAAAGAAACACAAGTTGACTAAGAAGTATGAGACAATCAATGAGGGTGAGAAGATTAAATTCCTTTACCTAAAATCACCAAATCCGTTCGGTGGTATTGATGGTAGAGATCACGTTATATCTTTTGTCTCGACATTACCGAAAGAGTTTGATATAATCGACTTTATTGATTACGAAAAACAATTTGAAAAATCTTTCCTCGATCCCCTGCGAAACATTCTTGATGTCGTTGAGTGGGACTATGAGAAAAGAGCATCATTGGAGGATTTCTTTGGATGAAATTATCGTTAAACGAATTAGAAAAAATTGTGCCACTTCTTGACAAAAGAGTGAATGAACTCTTGACTATTCATAAAAAAATGATTAGTTCAGATTCTTCCACGGCTCAAAGTCTTGAAAGTATTATTGAAGAGGTGGATATGTTTAGAACAATCAAACAAAAATTGGAGAATGCAATCGGATGAGTTTTTTAGACAACATCATTAAACAATCAGGAAATGAATATGCGTCAATTGTTGAGGGTGGTATCGAGAGTGATATTAATGGTTTTATTGATACCGGCAGTTATGCTTTTAATGCTCTTCTTAGTGGTAGTATTTATGGCGGCATTCCTGACAACAAGATTCTCGCACTCGCAGGAGAACAAGCAACCGGAAAGACATTCTTCTCCATTGGAGTGGTAAAGGCTTTTCTTGAGTCGAATCCAGACGCTGTTGTTCTTTACTTTGACTCAGAGCAAGCGGTGACTTCGGACATGTTCAAGGATCGTGGTGTTGATCCATCACGGATTGCCGTGTTCCCTGTTGACACCGTGGAGAACTTTCGTCAACAAGCGTTCAAGATTATCGAAGGTATCGAAAAGACTGACAAAGCAGATCGCAAACCAACTATGATGGTTCTTGATTCGCTAGGTATGCTTCCTACCAACAAGGAAGTGAATGACATCGCAGACGGCAAGAACGTTCGTGACATGACTCGGGCACAACTTGTCAAGTCAACGTTCCGTGTTCTCACTTTGAAACTCGGACAAGTCGGCATTCCGATGATCATGACGAATCACACTTACGATGTTGTTGGTGCTTATGTCCCAACCAAAGAAATGTCGGGTGGTTCTGGTTTGAAGTATGCCGCTTCGACCATCGTGTATCTATCGAAAAGAAAAGACAAAGACGGAACCGACATCGTTGGTAACTTGATTCGTTGCAAACTTTTCAAAGGAAGGTTGACGAAAGAAAATTCAGAAGTTACAGTGCAACTTAATTACAAGACAGGGCTGAACAAGTATTACGGACTCGTTGATTTTGCCGTTGCTGCTGGTGTGTTTGAGAAAGTTTCGACTCGCATTAAACTGCCTGATGGCAAGACTGCATTTGAAAAACAGATCAACAACGATCCAGAAAAGTATTACACACAAGAAGTTCTGGATAAGATCGACGAGTTTACACGAAAGGAATTTAGATATGACAATTGATTGGGAAAAAGAAAGAATCCTTACCAGTTTTTCTATTCTTGATGAGACTGAGGAAAAAATGGTGGTTTCTTTACAGGGTGGTTATTTTGATGATTGTGTTGTTGAATATACTAACATCGACATGATGTTTGAGGAGAATATCTCCGTTGATTTTTCTTACAACATTGGCACACAAAGAGAAGATTTCGCAGCACCAAAGGAAAGCAATGAGATGCAAGTTTTTCTTACTAATATTTTAATGTCTGCCATTAATGAGAGACTAGATGAAGCAACAAACTGAGGTTATCCTCGAAAATTTGATTTTTGATGAGGAGTACGCTAGAAGAGTTATCCCTTTTTTGGTGCAGGAATATTTTTCTGATCCAGTCGAGAAAAAACTTTTTACTCACATTAAAACATTCATAGAGAAATATAATTCTTCACCCACAAAAAGTGCTCTCGGTATTATTGTTGAAAATGATGATAAGATGTCATCAGATGAACACGATAAATGTGTTGAATTAATTGAAAGTTTTTCAGATGCCGACGTTGTAGATCAAACATGGTTGATTGATGAAACAGAACAGTTTTGTCAATATCGTGCTATTTACAATGCCATGAGTGAAGGCATTCAAGTTTTACAAGGAGATTCTCCAGACAAAAAGTGGACATCTTTGCCCAGTATGCTCTCTGATGCCTTGGCTGTTTCTTTTGACACACACATCGGACACGATTACATTGATGATTCCTCTGACAGATTTGATTTTTATCAAAGAAAAGAGAAAAAAATACCCTTTGATTTAGATTTGTTCAATCAAATTACAGGTGGTGGAACACCATTAAAAACTTTGAATGTTGTGATGGCAGGAACTGGTGTTGGTAAATCTCTTTATATGTGTCATCATGCAGCAAATTGTTTGTTGCAAAATCTTAACGTGCTTTACATCACACTTGAAATGGCAGAGGAACGAATCGCAGAAAGAATTGATGCCAACTTACTTGATGTCCCTGTAAATGATCTAAGAGACCTGCCAAAAAGCGTGTATGAAAAGAAAGTTGAAACTGTTAGTCAAAATGTCAAGGGTAAATTAATTATCAAAGAGTATCCGACATCAACGGCAAATGCAAATCACTTTAGAGTTCTGTTAGATGAGTTGAAGTTGAAAAAAAGTTTTGTCCCTGATATTATTTTCATTGACTATATTAACATCTGCTCTTCATCCAGATTAAAGGCAAATGGAAGTGTAAACTCATATACCTTTGTGAAAGCGATTGCGGAGGAATTGAGAGGACTCGCTGGTGAGTATAACGTTCCTGTCTTTACTGCCACACAATTGAACAGAGGTGGTTCTGTAAGCACGGACGTTGGGCTGGAGGACACCGCAGAGTCATTCGGTTTGCCACAGACAGCGGACTTTATGTTTGCAATCACAAGTACCGAAGAGTTGGAGGAATTGGGACAGGTCATGGTTAAGCAGTTAAAGAATCGGTATAACAGTGCAACCGTCAATCGAAAATTTGTTTTAGGTATTGACAGATCAAAGATGAAACTTTATGACGTTCAACCAGAGGAGAACGAAGACCTTTCAGATTCTAATTATGAAAACAAAGATGTTCCGGGGAATGGTTTTGACTTTAGACCAAAAAAATTTGAAAAACAAAAAGTTAGTGGTTGGAATATCTAATGACCTCTTTCGTTGACAAAAAGTTTATTAATTTAGTTTCGGGCCAACTTTCTCTTTTTAAATGGAAGTCGGGTAATCTTGCAAATTGTCGTTGTCCCATTTGTGGAGACTCACAAAAAAATAAAACAAAGTGTAGAGGTTACTTTTACGAAAAAAATAATTCTTTTTTTTACCGTTGTCACAATTGTGGTTTTGGTAGCAACATAAAAAACTTTCTAGAAAAAATTGCACCGTCTCTTGCAAGTGAATACTCAATGGAAACATTTGAAGAAAAGTTTGGTAAGAAAAAGAAAACAAAGAAGAAAGAAATAAAAATGGATTTTGTGCCTTTTAAAACTAAACATGCCGGTATTGTTTTCACACAGAAAATTTCTGTGTTAAACGATGATCATGAGTGTAAACAGTTTGTGATGAACAGAAAGATACCAACTAAATGGCATGATAAACTTTTTTACGTTGATGACTTTAACGAGTATGCCTCAATAGCAATTAATGAGGAGGTAAAATATCCAAGTGAACCTAGACTTGTGATTCCATTTACTGATGCGGAAAACAAAATTTATGCCGCACAAGGAAGAAGGATTACGGACGGAGAAACTCCAAAATATTTCACGGCAAAACCGAAGGATGTTGAGAGACTTTGGTTTAACCAGTGGACTGTTGACACAACAAAGCCCATTCACGTTGTTGAAGGACCGATTGATTGCATGTTCCTGTCCAACTCGGTTGCTTTGGTTGGCTCTGGTGCGATAACAAACACACCGTCTCATTTTGAAAAATCTAAACTCATTTATGTTTTAGATAATGAACCAAGAAATTCTCAAATTGTTTCTTACATGGAAACATTATGTGAAAAGGGCAAAACCGTTTGCGTGTGGCCAAGTAATATAAAAGAGAAAGACATAAATGAAATGGTTCTCGGAGGAATGGACGCAAGTAAGGTTGAAAGTATAATTAACGAAAATTCTTATTATGGCCTTCAAGCACATCTAAAAATTAAAGACTGGAAAAAAATATGAGTGATGAGGTAAGGGCCTTTTTAGAAGCGGTGTTTGAATTTTCCACACACTATGCAGATTATGTGAAAGAGATGGACGAAAGTTTACACAAACGGGCGGTTGATTATGCAAAAACATTTACTGATGTTGATGGTGTAGAATTTAATTATGTTGATGAGGAGGAAGATGATGAGTGAGCCGGTAATAGAAACAATTCTTTTGTCTCTTTTATTTTTAGGGATAATTACTTTTACTTACATTATGATAAAAAGTGACGGAGATGATCAGTGAAAATTGAGGTTTTAGATAAAGGACATGTTGAACTTATGGATCACATGGGCAGCGATCTCACCGTGTGTAATGCTGCAAGAGTATCATTTAACAAAGAGTCTGAGTGGGGGCTTGACTTTGATGCCATCGAGCGTTTGAAAAGTTGTCCTTACAACAAAGATGATGTTAGGGTGCTGAAAGAGAAAGACGAGAAACTTATTCGTTATCTTGCAAAGCATCAACACTGGACACCCTTTGCTCACCCGCAGATCACGCTACGAGTCAAAGCACCTGTTTCTATTCGCACACAATTCTTCAAACACAAACAAGGGTTCGTGGAGAATGAGATCAGCCGTCGCTATGTTTCTTATGAACCAGAGTTTTACAATCCTGTGTGGAGAAGCAAACCAACAGACGGTGCGAAGCAAGGTAGCGAAGATTTTGTGAAAGATGAAGTCGAAGCCAATGTTTATAGTATGGCTTTTGATCATGTTTGTGTTGAAGCGTTAAACAACTACAATCATTTAATCGAACAAGGAATCGCACCAGAACAAGCACGATTTATTCTCCCACAAGGAATGTATACCGAGTGGTATTGGACTGGATCACTTGCCGCTTACGCTCGATTCTACAAGCAACGCAAGGACGATCATGCTCAGTGGGAGATTCGTGAGTATGCAAACGCTGTCGGAAAAATCATTGAACCTTATTTTCCAGTTTCGTGGAAACACTTGACAAACTGAACTACATAAGAGACAATTCAGCAAAACAGGAGAAAACAATATATGAGTTTACCAAGTTCTTATCAGGACTTTATGTGGAAGACAAAGAAGTCGTGGAAGAACTTAGATCAGCAGTTCTTAACCTTGAGGTGATGCCATCTATGCGTGCATTGATGACCGCAGGCACCGCTTTGGAACGAGAGAATGTCGCTGGATACAATTGTTCATTCGTTGCAATGAACAATCTTAAATCGTTTGATGAGATTTTGTATGTTCTTATGTGTGGAACAGGAGTCGGATTCAGTGTTGAAAGAGATTTTGTCAACAAGTTACCCACTCTCGCTGAAGAATTTAGCGAAAGTCACACTACAATTGTTGT